CGTCGGCACTCGGCGCCCACCTTGCCAAGACGGCGTAACGCCCCACCCACATGAAGATCGCGCAGGATGCAGCCACGCGAAGGGAGAGTTCCGTGATCCCGGAGCGTGTCTTGCGCGATCTCGTCGTGGAACGTTGGCAGATCGACCGCCTCATTCCTTACGTTCGCAACGCGCGGACGCATACGGAGGAGCAGGTGGCGCAGGTCGCCGCCAGCATTATCGAGTTCGGGTGGACGAATCCAATCCTCGTCGGCGCGGACGGCGTGATCATTGCGGGGCACGCGCGCCTGCTTGCCGCCCGGAAACTCGGGATGACGGAAGTCCCGGTCATCGTTCTCGACCACCTCTCCGAAACGCAGCGCCGCGCGCTGGTGCTTGCCGACAACCGGCTGGCGCTGAGCGCCGGATGGGATGAGGAGATGTTGCGCGTCGAACTGGATTCACTCAAAGCGGACTCCTTCGACCTCGACCTGGTTGGCTTCACCGACGCCGAGTTGGAGGACTTGCTCCGCGACCCGGAGACGGCCAACGATGGACTCACCGATCCGGACGCCATCCCAAGCGATCAGGAACAGGTCGTCACCGCCCTGGGGGACGTTTGGCTGCTGGGCCCGCACCGGTTGCTCTGCGGCGACGCGACGCAGATGGCTGACATCGAGAGGGTCCTGGCCGGCGGGTTGGCTGATATGGTTTTCACCGATCCGCCGTACAACGTCGCCTACGAAGGAAAGACCGCGAAAAAACTCACTATCGGCAACGACACGCTTGGCGAGAAGTTCTATGACTTCCTTCGAGAGTCGTCGGCCAACATACTGGCCGTCACGAAGGGCGCCATCTACATGTGCATGTCCTCGTCGGAGTTGCACACGCTGTTTCGCGCGTTCTCGGACGCCGGTGGCCACTGGTCGACCTTCGTGATCTGGGCCAAGCATCATTTCACGCTGGGCCGGTCGGACTACCAACGGATGTACGAGCCGATCCTCTACGGCTGGCGCGACGGGACTCAGCACTTCTGGTGCGGCGACCGGAACCAGGGCGACGTGTGGTTCATCAAGCGTCCGATGGCGAACCTTGAACACCCGACCATGAAGCCGGTGGAATTGGTCGAGCGCGCGCTGCGAAACAGCAGCAAGACCCGCGACACGATCCTCGACCCGTTCGGCGGATCGGGCACGACCATGATCGCGTGTGAGAAGTCGGGACGGCAGGCGCGGTTGATCGAGTTGGAGCCGAGATATTGTGATGTGATCGTGCGGCGTTGGGAGGCTTTCACGGGCAGTCTTGCGCGCCGTGAGGCGTAAGGCCACCACATCGGTAAGGGCATGGCAAGTAGTAGAGCCCCGGAAGGTGTTTCAGCTTCTGACTCGCGTCCCGCACCCCCCACAGAAGGACTGGTCGGCGGGGACGGGCTTGCCACACTTGACACAGACCTCTGGAGAGACGCGCTTTCCGCACTTGCCACAGAACTCCATACCGGACGGAACAGCCACGCCGCAGTCTGGGCACGGAAGGGACGTTGCCTTAGAGGCGTGGGGGCTTCGGTTGTCAAGAAGAGAACCAAGGCCGAAACCAGCAAACAGTCCAAGGGCTCCCCCGGCGAGCATCCAGTTGAAGGCGGCCTCTGCTGCGGGCCGCATGAGTGTGTCGAACCCCTTTAAATCTGCCCCTCTTGTGATGACGACCTCGAATGGGAGGGAGGGCGGAGTACCCAGCAGATACCCAGCTAAACAGCCGACGAACGCACCAGTGATTGTGAACGCAGCGATCTGCGAGCCGTCACTCTTCGCAGTTGGTAGTGGTCCCTTAGGGTTCGAGTCCTGAACCTCGGGCTCAGGGATTTCCACGTGCCGCTCAAGGAGAATCTCCCGCATAGCATCTCGATCCTCTTCCGAATACCCAGAAAGGCGATAGTTGCCGAGGATGTCCGAGGTCGATTGCGATTCCCAGTATTTACGGTATTTACGGTGAGTGGAATCACTCATGGCGCCTAATTATAGAACGATTTATAGAACGATTTCTCTGAGCCGGGGTCATTCCCACTGAGTGGCGATGCGCCCGAACAAAAGACGCCGCCCGGCGAACGGGGCGGCGTGGCGATGATGTCGTGACCTACTTGGCGATCCGATACGTCCGCTCTCCCAATTCGTTCTTGCCGGACTCGACCGTGAGGCCCATCTTCTTGGTGAGGTTTCCGCTGATGAAGCCCCGAATCGAGTGGTTCTGCCAGTCGGTCGCCTTGGCGATCTCGGCCATAGTCGCGCCCTTGGGGCGGCGCAGGAGGTCCAGGACGATGCTCTTTTTCGAGAATTCGCGCGGCACCGCGGCCTCCTTCGCTTTCGGTGCCTTCTTGCTGGTGGCCTTCTCCGTGGCCTGCTTCTTCGGCGCGGCCTTGGCTTGCTTGGTGGCTTTCTTCGCGCCCTTGCTGGCCTTGGGCGCGCCCTTCTTCTGGCTGGCAGCCTTCTTCGAGGTGGCCTTCTCCGGCGCGACTTGCGCGCCCTGTTCCGCAACGGCGGCGGATTCGGTGGTCTTGGTGGCTTCTGCGTTCGTCATCGGGGTGCTTTTCCTTTCGGCGGGTGATCCGCGCATGACGATTCATCACTCCGGTGGCCCCGGAAGGCAAGCGGAAAGTTCGGGAATCTTTGCATGGCGACCATGAGCCAACGGGCGTATGCCCGGCAGCGCGGCGTTTCGGTGAGCACCGTCCAGAAGGCCATCGAAACGGGCCGCATCTCGACGCTGCCGACCGGGCAAATCGACTCCGACGTGGCAGACGAAGAGTGGGTGCGGAACACCCAGACTCATGCGCCCGCCGTGGACCGGCGCGGCCAGGCAGACGAGGATGCCGAGGTCTTCGGCGCGTCGCAGTACACCAAGGCGCGGGCCGTGCGGGAGCACTACCAGGCGCGCCTCGCCAAGATCGAATACGAGGAACGAATAGCGCAGCTCGTATCCGGAGATGAGGTTCAAGTCGCCGCCTACAACAAGTTCCGGCAGTTTCGCGACGCGATGCTCAATCTTCCCGACCGCCTCGCGGCAATGCTTGCCGCCGAAAGTGAAGCCGCCAAGGTGCATGAGGCGCTCACGGTTGAGATTCGGAAGGCCCTGAATGATTTCGCCGACGCTAACGGCTGAGCAAATCTATTCTGCCGCCGCCGCGGCTGGCGCACGGCCGGACCCGCTGCTCACCATCTCGCAGTGGGCCGACCGTTATCGCTGGCTTTCGCAACGGGCGTCGGCGGAACACGGACGCTGGCGCACGGAGCGCACTCCTTATCTGCGCGAGATCATGGATTGCCTCTCGCCGATGTCGCCCATCGAGCGCACGGTGTTCATGAAGGGCGCGCAGATCGGCGGCACGGAGTGCGGCAACAACTGGATGGGCTACATCATCCACCAGGCGCCGGGTCCGATGATGGCTGTGCAGCCCACCGTCGAGATGGCGAAGCGCAACTCGAAACAGCGTATCGATCCGCTGATCGAGGAGTCGGAGGTCTTGCGGAAGCTCGTGCGCGATCCCCGGTCGCGCGACTCCGGCAACACGGTGCTGTCGAAGGATTTTCCCGGCGGTGTGCTGGTGATGACCGGTGCGAACAGCGCCGTCGGCCTGCGGTCGATGGCCGCGCGGTATCTGTTCCTGGACGAGGTGGACGCCTACCCCGGCGATGTGGAAGGCGAGGGCGACCCGATCACGTTGGCGATGGCGCGCACGCGCACGTTCGCCAGACGGAAGGTGTTCCTCTGCTCGACGCCCAAGATCACCGGCATGAGCCGGATCGAGGCCGCGTATGAAGAGAGCGATCGGCGCAGGTACTTCGTGCCGTGCCCGACTTGCCGCGACTTCCAGGTCCTGAAGTTCGCGCAACTCCGGTGGCCGAAGGGCAATCCGCAGGCGGCGGTTTACGTTTGCGAGCATTGCGGCCAGGAGATTCAGAACCACCAGAAGCACTGGATGCTGGCTCAGGGCGAGTGGCGCGCAGGCACGAAGGGCGATGGCAAGACGGCGGGCTTCCACATCTCCAGCCTCTACAGTCCGGTCGGCTGGTTTTCCTGGGGCGACGCCGCCAAGCAGTTTGAACAGGCGCAGAAGAACTCCTCGCTGCTCCAGGTATTCGTCAACACCGTACTGGGCGAGACGTGGACCCAACTCGGCGAGGCTCCGGATTGGCAGAAGCTCTATGATCGCCGCGAGGACTACAAGGTCGGGCTGGTCCCGCGCGGCGGTCTGTTCCTTACGGCGGGCGCGGACGTCCAGAAGGACCGCATCGAAGTCGAGATCGCCGCGTGGGGCCGTGGGAAGGAGTCGTGGTCGGTCGATTATCGCGTGTTCGAAGGCGACACGTCGCGCCCGGCGGTGTGGGAGAAACTTACCGGCCTGCTGAACGAAACCTTCACGACCACGTCGGGGCTGGAGTTGCCCATCATGCAACTCGCGATCGACTCCGGATTTGCCACCACCGAGGTCTACCATTGGGCGCGGCGGCAGGGCGGGCGCGTGCTGGTGATCAAGGGCGATTCACGCGCACCGGCGCTGCTCGGGGCGGCTTCGCCCGTGGACGTGGGCCCGTTGGGCGCCAAAATCAAACGCGGTATTCGCGTATGGCCGGTCAACTCCGGCATGGCGAAGGAAGAGTTGTACCGTTGGCTGCGCCTCGATCGGCCCACCGACGAGGACCTCGCCAGCGGTGTTTCGTTTCCAGCAGGCTACTGCCACTTTCCGAAGTACAGCGAGGAGTACTTCAAACAGATCACTGCCGAGCAGTTGGTGACGAAGCTCGTCAAAGGCTACCGGCGGCATGAATGGCAGAAGATGCGCGAGCGCAATGAAGCGCTCGATTGCCGCGTGTATGCGCGCGCGGCGGCAGGCCGGATCGGCATTGATCGGTTCCAGGAGAAGCACTGGGCCGACTTCGAGCGCCGGGTGGGCGCCCCTCCGGTAAAAGAAGTGAAACAAGCGCAGCAACCGCCTCGCCCGGGCGGGACGCAGACTGCGCGTAACCGGGTGCGCTTCAGGATGGATCTCTAATGGCATTCACCCAGTCCGATCTCGATGCTCTCGACGCGGCGCGTAAGCAGGGGGCGCGGCGCGTCCGTTTCCAAGATCGCGAGTTTGAATTCGATTCCGTGGACGACTACCTGAAGCTTCGGAATCTGATTCTGAATGACGTCGCACAGCAGTCCGGGCCGCAGCAAGTGCGCCAAGTCCGGATCTACACCACGAACGGTTGGGGCCACTAAAGCGCCGTGCCAATTGAAACGTTGATGACGCTCGCGCGCCAGGCCGGGCACGAGCCGATGCCGATCCCAGTCCAGCGCGTGCCGCGCACCCGCGCGATGGGGACGTTCCCGTTCGACGCCGCCGGACGCGGACGTCGCGGCATCGGATGGAATCCGCCGTC